AATAAGCGATGTTGAGGTACCCGTAACCCCGGCGGTTCCCATATTGAGTTCAATCTCAATCGGAGCGTAAGTGCCGGAAGAAGTGCCAGCAGACAAGGTCATCTCAGCAACAAAAGCTGATCCCAGGCCGGTAGTGCGTCCAGAAGCGCCGTAAGTAACCTCAGCTTTTAGTGCGTTAGAGAACGAGCCCAGAGCCACGTTAGTGGTCATGTCAAACTTAGCACGGCCACCGTCAGCGCCAGCGCCAGACATAGTAGTGGAAACAACTAAAGGCTGATAAGTGCCAGAAGTTGCGGTATTCGTGGTGGTGATGGTGTTACCGGATTCGGTAATTGCAAGGGTGCCAATAAAGCTGCCCTCAAACCCATTGTCAGATTTGACTGGGCCGGAAAAAGTAGTACGTGCCATGACGTTTCCTTTGTGTAGTAGCACTAACCCACGCCGTCTCTACTAAGTCTGCTAGGCCAGTCTGCGTGAGCGAAAATCCTAGTACAACCAGTATAAACAAAAAGGGGGGTTTTGCAACCCCCCTTCACTACTTAAGCACCGGGCGATCCAAACATGCCCAATGGGTCCGACCAGCCGAACGAATAACGCTCGCGGGCCTTGTAACGGACGTTTCCAGTGTCGAAGTCTCCATCCATTGACGTCTGCATGGGCGTACGAACGAAGTGCTTCAGACCGTTAGGCACATCCGTGGTCAGGAACCAAGCATCGGTATCCGTCAAGAAGTGGTTAACGGCGTAGCCTTCGGGAATAGCACCCATCGAACGCAGAGCGTTGATGTCGTTGTCGGCGGTAGCCGTACGGAGTTCAGTCTCCAGCAGGCGAGTCGCAACGAACATCAGTGAGGGAGGAACGATCAGCTTACGGGGTTTAGCAGCGATCAGCAGGCCACGCTCGTCCGTCCATGCAGCGATCTGAATAACAGCAGCTTCAAGAGAAGTCTCATTCAGGTCAGCAGGAGTTGCGGGAGTGTTGCTGTTGGTGCCGCCATCAACCAAGGGGTGCGAAGTGCTGAACAGAGCAACGCCGTCACCGCCAGGGTAAGCGCCGTTAAAGCCGTTGTTCAGAACGTTAGCAGCCTTGACTTGCTTGGTGTAAGCCATGGCGCGAGCCAGAGCCTTGGTGTAACGAGCAGAGAGGGAGTCATAGAGGTTGTCCTCAACGGCTTCTTCAGTGATCGAGAATCCAAGGGCGATGGTCTCGTGGTTGTAACGAGCAGTGAAAGCTTCCTGCGCGTTGTCGTAGGCGATAGCCGCACCCTCATTCTTCACCGGAGCAGCGGAGAAGCCGGAGAGTTTGGTCTCTTCTTCAAACGAACGCTCAGAAGTTTCCGTTTCGTAGATCTCTTTGTGCTCTTCGCCGTAGCGGGAGTACTCAAGACCGAACAGAGCATTCAAACCAGGCAGAAGCTCTTTAAGTAGTTGTGCGCGTGAAATAGCCATGATCTAGCTCCTTAAGCAGTTGCAGTGGCAGCGTAGTACTCGTGCTGACCGAAGTTGATCTTGACCAGCAGCTCGGGGAACTGCGTAAACACCAGCGTAGCGCTAGAAGCAAACGCAACAGCAGGAGCTTGGTTAAGTTCAATGGTTGTAGCACCAACAGAAGCTGCGGTGTCGACGAACGAACCAGACGAAATGTACTGGCCGTTAGACGCGATAGAACCAACATCAGTACCGACAGGCAGAGCAAAAGGCAGAGCCGTTACGGTAACGGTTGTGCTTGCGCCGCTAACAAAAGTTGCGGTGCCCAGAGATACAGCCGTATCAGGAACCAGACCCAGAACACGCAAGGGTAGAGCAGCCGTGGTAGCAGGAGTATCGGTAGGAGCAAGGATCGCGTTGCGGGAATCACCAGAGTTAGCGTTGCCGGTGTTGTCGATCATAGCCAGATTCTGACCGATCATTGCACGAGCACCAGAAGCAACAGTGGTTCCAGACGAGCAGACAACAGCCTTGAAAACCGTATCAGGATCGTCGCACACAATAGCAACAGCGTCGCCAGCGGTGGTAGATGCGGGCCAGAACTGGGAGAACTGCTTCTGCTTAGTCACCGGATTGGTGAAGGAGCAGCCCAAGAACACGCCAGCAACGGTACCAACGGTACCAGTGGAAACAGACAAACGAGTAATCTGACCACGGGTCAGACCAACGATGTCACCGTAGAAGATGTCTGTGGCAAATGCGTAAGGGATGTTGTACTCACGCGTAGAACCAGCAAACACCTGACCGCCGATCAGATTGATCGGGGCTAGCCCATAGGGGGCTGCAATAACAGGGTATGCCATTTTTAGCCTCTTTCAAAAAAGTTATTTAGTACCCGAACCAAAACCCACTCCGCGAGTTGTCGAGCTTTTCTTCTCGCTAAACAGCGGCATGCGTGGATCATTGTTTCGCATAAAGTGATTGTCGACTGAATCAGTCTGAGCCTGCGCTTGATTGCGGTAGTACTCGTTACGCGCTGCCACCATCTCTGAGGGCATCTTGCAAAGAAGCAAACCACCAAGCTCCACATTCCCATTCTGATTAGCCTGAAGTTTTAACTCAGGGTGATCCTCTGCGCGGACAGGCTCCCAGCCTTCACGCGAACGTTTAGATACGTTAGATGCTGTCGATTCACCTAGCACGGAGGTGGCAATCCAACGAAACTCCCAACCGGGCTGCGGTGTGGGGATTGGTAATGTGCTCGGGGGTGTGTAGACAACCCGAGTATTAGATTCACGCGTATCGACTTCACGACTCTGTCTGGACATAATTAAGCCTCCGATGAAAGTTTGAGTACTTCTTTTGCGTACTGTTCGTTGGTCAAACCAAGTCTGCGAGCCAAAGCCTCTTGGGTTTTAGTCAGCTGGACTTTTTTCTTTCCAGTAGTACGAGTTGCAGGCGCTACCACGGTAGCGGGTCTTTTCTGGTCGGCTTTTTTTCCACCAAACTGCGCGGGAAATACCTCACGCACCCGAGCGTCGATCCGCTCATAATACTCATCACTGCGGGGGTCTACCCCCGAATCGACCAATTTTTTGTGCACAGCGTAGGCGAAGGCGGTCATCTCTTCATCATTACCAAACCACTGATTTTTCTCTTGCCAAACAAGAGCTTTAGCGTCTGGTGTGGGTGCCTGCTGTGTAGTTGGTTGAGTATATACCTCTTCTTTTGGCTCCTGTAAAGGGGCCGGTTTGAAGTTTTTTACCCGCTCGTAATTAAATTTGGCTTCGGTCAGCTCTTCTTGAGCTGCCACAATCGCATCGTTGTCATACGATTCATGAGCCTCCTTGAGTTTTTTACGAGCCATCTCAAGCGTAGATTCTGCTTTGGATTTAATAGAACTAGCCAATGCAGTTTGGTTTGTGTGAACGTTCTGGCGGAGTCCTTTATTCTCTTCCAGAAGTTTCTGTGCAATTCGCACAGCCTCTTCACGCTCACGCAAAGCAGCTTCTTTCTCACGCCGCTCGTTATGCCGAGCAAACGTAAGCTCCTTCATCCGCTTCTGAACTTTCTCGCTGTAATCAGTCAGTTCGTCGTCGGAAGGATCTTCAATGTCACGGGTAGCAGGTTTAGCTCCGCGATCTGGTTCTGGCGTATCGTCTACCAGCTCAATCTCAATATCGCCTTCTTCCTGTTCAACTTCTACTTCTTTGATATCGTCATCGTTCTCAGGCATGGTTCTCTCCACGTTAAGCGCGGGTATATCCGCGAGGGTCTTCAACAACAGCTTCAACTTGGTCGTCATTAATCAACCTAAACTCACGACCATGAATCTTAAAGCGTGTACCAGAGTAAGCACGTACTAACACGAAGTCGCCCTGTTTACACCAAGGTCCGTTAGGAAACTTCGATATATCCGCATATGCGTCTGGACCGACATCAACAACAAACAACACCGTAGTGCTGTGCTCTTCAATCTTGCTGACGCTTTCGGGTTTTAAAAGATCGGTTCCAGAAAACCTGTCTTCAACTTCTGGGATTGCACAGAGTAGTTTCCAGCCCTGTGGTTTTGGTAACTGCGTAGCCTTCTGCTCTTCAATCATCTGTCTCTTCCACATTTTTTGCAAGGTCAAGTAGGTAACGTTCTGCGATGGCTAGACCATGAATCACCCCGCATAGTCTTTGATACTCATCAAAGCTCTTGCATACGCCACCCGCAATATCGTCGGCGTAGTTGTTCATATCCTCACGGATTTTTTTGCGCAGGATCTCTGCGAATTGTTGAATCATTGCTGTCCTTTATTAAGCTCGATCCCAAACTTCAGACCGTCAATCTCCTGTTGCGCTTGATCGCGTTGTACCTGTGCAGCCAATCTGGCTGTGTCAATCTGCATATCTGCCTGCATCTTCTGCTGCTCAAGGGCAAGACGGGCCTGTTCGATCTGGGCATCCATCTGGTCTTTCTGCATCTTTCTCTGAACCTCAGCCTGCTGAATCTGCAGTTTCTGCATCTCAGCCTGCATGATCGGATCTTGTGCATTCTGCAGCGCTTGCTGCTGCGCAGCCTTCTGCTGGTTCTGAGCCAACACAATCTGAGAACCTTCTGCCACCATCTTAGAAATCTGCACTTCCATTTCTTTTGGCAGCTTCTCATCGGGTCCAGGCAACGGCGTACCCACAGCATCCTGAACCTGACGACGGTACAAGAACCCTAGGTGCTCTGCGATGTGGGCCTGCAGTGCTGCCATGATGGGGCCCGCCTGTGGGTTTTGTCCGATAGCCGCAGCAATAGACGGATCCTGCATCATGTTGTTGTGTACGGTGATGTGCGCCTCGTGATCCTGATACATAAACGCTTTCAAAGGCTTCATCTTCATTGCGTTCATGTTCTCGGTAATAGGATCCTTGGGAGTCTCGTCGTCCTCCATGGGTACAAGCTTAGCGGCGTTTTTAATCCCCAGTACTTCCAGCATCTGTCTGTGCAGCGCGGGCATGTCATAAACCTGCGGGGCCTGCTGCGCGAGCTGGATAACTGCCTGATACTGAACAACTCGCTGCGAGAGTGTGGCTGCATTGGGGTCACTTACGGGGATGATGTCAACGTGATCGTAGTCTGAACGTTTAACGCTACGCTCAGCACCATCCACATCGTAGTGATATTCGTCGTCCGTGTAGTCACGGATAATCCCAGCCAGCAGCTTGAGCTCTTGTTTGAAGGCGTAGTGCACCCGAGCCTGAACTGCGGACATCACCTTGAGCATTCTCTCCAACAGCGCAAGTGTGGTACCGACCGGCGCCTGGGCGCTCATGTCGGAGATCTTCATATCAGCCGTAGCTGCGAAGCGACGCCCTTCCTCGACGATGGTACCGAGCAGCTGGAACAGTGTGGCCGACGGCTCTTTATACGGCAGCGGCATAATATTGTCGCGGATGGAACCAGACCCAACGTCCACATCTCGCCACTCACCCGGACTGATCGGGGTGTCGTCGCCTTTAATACGCAGCCCGCGAGCTTTCAAACCCCCCGGCAGATTACTGAGCGTACCCG